ATCCCATCTTCCTTTTTCTGCCCCCAATAATATTAAATTAGGCATATCCAATCCTTTAGTAAACACACCCCATGTAGTTATTGCAGAGTAATCTGCCGTTGTTCGTGTAGAAAATGCAGTATCCCATGATTGTATTATGTATTCACACTCTGGTGGGTCTGTATTCTCCCAGTTCTGCCACCAATCTAGTTTTATTATGTTACCTTCTTCTGCAGATGGAGCCTGACCGTACAATGCATCAAATTTAAACGGGGGTGTATTGTTTTTTGTACGAATTATTTCCTCAGTTGACCAATGAAATCCGTTTTTCTCGTCAGGTTCTGGCCAAAATGACTCACCTAACTGCAATTCTGTGTATTTTTCCGATAAATAACCCTGTTTAATTAGTTTTTCACGCGCATCTTCTAGTTTTTCTAAAGAATCTGTAGTATTTAGGGCAGGAATACGCACAACTTCCCAAGAATCTGACATAGGAGAGCTATCTTCTAGCGATAATAAGTGTCCAGCCAAGTCTCTTTCGTGCCATCTTGTCATAACTATAACAACTTTACCACCAGGCATAAGCCTTGTACGTAAACCAGAAGCGTACCACTCGTTTAGAGCCTCTCTTCTAGCTTTTGAAAACGCATCTTGCTCTGATATTGGGTCATCTATGATGGCTAAGTGTGCACCAAAACCTGCAATACCAGATCCTGAACCAGCTGCGAGGAATGAACCTGCATCTTTACCTTTGTGTTGAAGACTCCAGCTGTTAGCAGAACGATTATCTTTACGAATATTTATTTGTGGAAAGATAGATTTGTATTGTGGGGTATTTATAATATCACGTATGGCGCGGCCGAACCTTGTTGCTAAATCATCACTATGTGATACAGCTATCTCTTGCCAATATGGATTCTTACCCAGTGCCCATGCAGGAAAGTATGTAGATGTAATTAAGGATTTACTAGAACGTGGTGATATAAAAATCATAAGACGATCTATCTCGTCTTTTTCTAATCGCATAAGCTGGTCACACAAAACTCTATGATGTGGACCAACACTAAACGATGGGTTCATTAGCATTACAAATGCTAATAAATCATCACGTGCTTGTTGGATGGCTAGCCTTGTAGCTGCATCCCTATCTTCATTTGTTAACGACATACGCCTTGCCACCCCATAATGCTAACTGTTCGTATAGATTAGCGGGAGGATTACTTGCATCGTACTCCTCAAGTGTTGGCGTTAATACGCGTGTGCTCATACTATCTCCTGTGTTAGTTGAGTTATTTAGTTATCTTAGTTACTTTTCCTACTGAAGGTTTTGCACCATTAGGCATGTTGTATAAATCATATACATGTACGCCGTCATTGTAATCATACTCTTCTGCAGTTTCAGTCCAAGTAAAAGTATTGTTCTTTCCTTGTTTTACTTTTGCAGTATATTTAGTATTACTATATGGTCCTTCAACTGGATGTGACTTAACTGTTTTAATTTCGCCCATTGTTTCTCCTAGAAGTTCATTTTAAATCCGATAGAAAATTTCTTTTCTTCGGGGTCAATACTGACAGACCAGCCATCAGGTATTTTATTTGAGATCTTTTGAAAACCACTTTCAACTTTACCCGCACCAGGTAGTTTTGAAAGACCCCATACACCAGCCGCAATTATAGCTTTCTTAGCTTCTCTTTCTGCTCTTTCTTGAACAAAAGCTTTAGCTTCATCTAAGTTCATATCCTTACGTTGGTTAGACACTTATCTTCTACCTCTTGATAAAAGTTCTGCGTCTCTTTTTTTCTTTCTGTCAGCTTGAGCTTTGTTAGCTTTCTTTGCAGAAGACTTCATTGCATTAGCGGAAATAAATCCACCACGCTTTGCATCTCTATTGTCTGCTGCTTTTTTATCGGCAGCTTTCTTAGCAGCTTTAGCTTTAGCTCTTGCTCTTCTGTCTTTCTCAGCTTTCATTACTTGGCTGTCTTTAGCTCTTGGCATTCTTTCAGTTACGCCCGCAGCTTTTTTGTTAGCTTCTCTAGAATCCTGTTTAGGTTTCTTTTTTATTTTAGGTTTAATTTTCTTCTTAGGTTCTTTTGCTTGAGCGCTTCCGCCTCCCAATGCTAAGTTTTTAAGTTTAGTAATTAAACTTTCTTTCTTTTTCTTTGGTTGATTCTTCTTTTTGCTTTCAGATTTTCTTTTAGCAATCTCGCCTCTAGACTCTGATTTCTTTTTTTGTTTATTCTTTTCTATACGCTTCATCATTATTTCGTTTCTGCGTTTATTGTCGTCACGTCTTTTCTTTGCGATTTCTGCTTTTGATGCCATTATGCCCCCTTCGCTTCTTTTAGTTTTGGTGTGGCGATACGTTTTAATCTTTCAACGTCTCGCGCAATGTCTGCTTCTGAATTGCCTGTAGCGAAAGCATTAGTCACTTCCATCTCGGTAATGTTCTTATCTGTCCACATTGCCTGATGTTTACCTAATAGTTCTAAGGAGCGGATAGCCGCGTTATAATCGCCCTCCTGTTCAGTCTTTTCAGCGATACGTACTAGGCGTCTAAGTATATCGTCCGCTTCAATTTTAGTACGTTTTGTTTGTTCTGACTTCAACTCTGCAATTCGCTGTACAATCGCGGGATTCTTTGTAAGTGTATAAGCGTTATTAGCCGCGTGCTTTTCAGAGTAACCTGCTCGAATGGCAGCCTGTTTAATATTTAAGTCCTTAATAAACTCGTTGCAGAACGCTTCCTGCTGTGGAGTAAGCTTAACCTCTGAATCAGGTTGTTGCATCTTAGTTGCTTTCATAACATTATTAGTATACAACATTTAGACTTGAATTGCAAGGGCAAATGTTGTACAATCAATATGTGCAGTTCACGCTGCACGTCTCCTGTAAGACGGGGAGGATTAAAATCGTGCATCTCTCTCACACAGCACAGCCTCCCCGCAACTAATCTCAAGGGGGCACGCCGGGGCAACCTGCCTCAACTTTTCAATTTTTTGCTAAAATTTTTTTTGGTCTATTATATATAGCTAAAGCGCTGCGTTTTTTTGGGGTGGGGGTTGCTTGGTCGGTTGGGGGGTGGGTATGGAACAAAACAGGAACAAAATCCAGGAAGAACAAAACGAGAACACTTTGGACCAGGTCCAGGCCCCTGCGACAATTTGACGCATGGCATATTGTCACACTTTGTTAAGCCCTTTAAAACTAGGGTTTTTAGTGTTGTAAAAATACAACAGAATTAATTAAATAAATCTTAATTGTTCCTTATTGTTGCCTTAATTTTGACACAAAATTATGGGAAAAAGGTTTTAAGGAAAAGTTGAAAAGGGGTTTAACTTCTTCCTTTAACCAAGTTAAACAAAGTGAGTTTAATTATGATTAAGACTAAACCAAGAAAACGATTTAAGGCAATCGTTTGGGTAAAAAAAGAAAAAGTGCCTTTTAAAGTGAATTACAAAGAACAAAGTTTCAAAGACTTAGACACTAGACCGCATTATCCAATTAGTAGTGCTTATCGGGGTTTCAGTTTTATGGGGGGTAAAAGTAATAAATGCAGATACGCTTAATTAAGATAATAAGGTCATAATTAAGACACAATTTTATGCGACTAATTAAAAATAAATAAAATGAAAGTAGGTTAAAAATGAATAATAATATAGTTGATATTAAAGATAAAAAGACACTAACAAGATTATTAAGAAATTGTTTTTATGTGTATGGTTGGGTTATGTTCAATGAGCATGATGGCAAATATGTGAAACTACAAAAAACTGATTTGATGAGTAATCTAATAGATGGAGATTATGACTTAAATAAATTTACATACGATACTAGAGAAAATATCGTATACATTAACTAGGAGAAAATATGGCAAAATATACAATTAAAAGAAATGACTTTGACCAATTCTATGTGTATGAAAAAACAAGACATCATACAGGAGTTCGTTGGATAACTTTAGAAAATATAGTTGATGAGTTTCCAACAAGTGAAAGTGCTAAACAAAAATATCCTAAAGCTCAAATCGTAGATTTGGGCGAGGAGTGGTTTGATAGATTGTCTATGAGCCAAAACCAACCAAGCAATATGGAGTAAAATTATGTTGACAAGAAAACATTTTATTGATAGTGCTAATGATATTATAAAGGTAGCAAAAGGCTATCCAAATAATACAAAACTTATAACTAATTTGATTAAAACTAAATGTAAAGAGTTTAGTGAAATCAATCCCAGATTTGATGAGAAAAAATTTAGGGAATATATTGAGGTAGGTATATATGGTAATACAATATAAATATAAACTTGGAACGCATAGAGATAACAGGAGAATATGGTTAGAGGGTAAAAGACTCAATGACCATGACTTCAAAAAAGATAAGAGGTTTAATATAAGATATG